CTTAGTGAAACGTCATTGTTAGGCGTGTGAAGAAAAACCAAATCCACTTTCTGAATCTCGGCAGCGTAACCTGTTGCACTTTCGTATACCTCGACGTTTTTGTATCGCCGCGCAATGTCGGCAAGCGGGCCTAGCATGCGATAGTAAGAGATTGCACTATGACAATCTTTCTCAAACCAATTTGGCTTTCCAGTGATTAGTATTTTCATCTAATGTTTTTTGCAACAATATTCAATATCCTTTCTTTCTCTCCCTCAGCAGGGGTGTACGTGCCGTAATCACCAGTAAAATCTATGTGAGTATGTCGTTCTAATTTCGTCTTGTAAGAGTGGCAGGAAGCGCACAACGTCATCAAGTTATTGTGATCTAGCTTTGCGCCACCATGCGAACGAGGCACAACGTGATCGATATGACCATTTTGCGCACAGTCGATCAGCACGCCATTTTGTAGGTGTGCTTCACAGTAAGGATTTCCAGAAATTTGAATTTTGCGAACACTCAGCCAACGGCTAGTACGAAGAAAGGAATCCTGAGCGGTATAGAACCTGTGCAGGTTGGGAATGTTATTTTTGGCAGGTTTCTTTTTTTTCGGTAGAAATGGCATAAGCACTATTTATTAGCGCGAATAATTACAAAACTACACGAAAAAGCACGAAAAAACAAATTATGTCTTTTCGTGCTTATTTTCTAATACTCTCCTTTTTCTAAATAATTATTTACTATTTTAATAAACTCGTCCAGGCTCCTAGGCATTGCGTACCCGTAACCTTCCGCAATTACTTGTTTTTCAAATTCCTTTTGGTTCGGCTGCTGTCGGCCCTTTGGCGTTTTCATCTCTATGTACAATCCCGCCAAATCTCCCGAAGGTATGCTCAGGAACAAATCAGCCACTCCAGCAGTCATACCGGCGCGTTTCAACCTCGCGCCCTGCTTTGCTCCTCCGTTTAACTTAATCCCGTTTAACGACGAAAACAGCAGCATGTACTTACTTGGGTGCGTCACCCTCCACCACGTTACGCACTGGCTTTGAATCTGTTCCTCTGTCATGTTCTTTTGCTGTTTTTATTAGTTCCTCCATATCGGTAAACATAAACATGCTTTCACTTATGAAAAACATATTGCCTTTTAGTGTCACCGTGACTATGCTTCCGTCAGGCGCTTCTATTTTTATAATGTCCTCCATTACATTTTATCTTGATACTCGATATTTAATAATATCGAGTACGTTTTAGTAAAAATAAATAGCACCCAAAGCCCGGCTAAGACCTGTAAAAAAGCAGATGAGGTAACTATCATGGATAGTACTGTTCCAAATGCAGCACCTATAATTGCAACAAGTATTATTATTATTTTCATTTCTGTTTGTTTTTCCACGTGTTAATCAAGATATGCATGATGCACGCGGTAATTATTAGTATTGTCATGATTTGTTATTTTATGAAAAAAAACGGCAAGCCTCCTAAACGTCAGTTGCGTTTATACAAGCGTTACCTAAAAAAAACGGGGCGGCGGCGTACCCCAACTTTACATCAATGCATTACTCCAACAATGTGAAAAAATATGCCGCCTGTCTTATCTTAAAAAATCCCTAATTGTATCGCTCTTTTCACCCCCCATTGCCTGCGCGATTCCTGTAAATGTTCTGCTTCGTTCTTTCCATCTGTTTGGCCCTGGTGGCATCTTCCAAATCCTTTGTTCTCTGCCTTCTACTATATTTGTCGCCTTCAGCAAAGGCAAGTTTTTCAGCCAAAGGCATGTTGCTTTTGTTTCTCCGTGTCCAAATTGCCAAGGTTGTATAATCTGGCTAGGCTTTTTCAATTGCGTTGAAATCACAGAAACAGGATTCTCTATACATATCCGGGGGATTGGCGCAAGCATCAGCGATTTTACAAATTCTAATCCCTCTTTTGTTTTTGCAGCCCTGTCAGGTCTTTTCTTATTCCAATGTATCCCCGAAACTGCTAAATAAGTACATGGAGGATGGCCTATCATTAAATCCCAATCTTCGTATAATATATCCAGAACACTCCCTTGGTAGTGCTGCCCCGGTTGCTCAGTCGGCAAGAGATCACAAGACCATGCGTCATGCCCCATGCTCGTAAAAGCATCCCTAACAACTCCGCTGTATTCACATGCAATTAAAACTCTCATTGCCATCCTATTGCAAGACTGCTTTTTGAAATTAATGCGGCTGAGTAATTAGCGTAATTCTCCCAATCGTTGTTACAGTGGAACACGACGTATATCATATTCCTGTTTACATTGCTTATTCGCTTAACAATCCCATTTGCCTTCGCTGTCCGGTGATGTACTTTTTGCCCGTTTTCCATTTTGATGTGGTTTTGTTAATTAAAAAATGCCCCGGCGAGGTACGGTTAAAAAATCATTCAACATTGTTAGATAATAATTGCCGGGGCTATGATTACGAAAAACTCCAAATTCAGGTGCGGTCTCTTTTGACCGCACCGAGAACAAATAACTACTACATACTCTCTTTTCAAAAAGGAATATTGTCATCATATTCCTGAATACTTATCTTATCATACGCTGCTTTCACGATATCGTATCTTTTGCGAAACAAGTAGTTGTTTTTCTTTTTGCGCATCGCTTTGAGTTGCACTACAGGGCTATGATACCCGAACATTTCCGCGATAACTTGCCGTGACATTTTGCTTTGCGGAGTTTCGGCATATAAGAGTAACATTAAGATGTGCCGGGCCTCTGATGCTTTCCGCCCCCTGTTTCTGTGCGGCTCCATTAGTTCCGCTCTGTCAACTTTCAATACGGTCATTACTGCGATAATCATTTGAGCGATGACCACAAATAACGCTTTTCGTTCCTTTTGTTTGAGTGCTGCGAATTCCACAATTTCCTTGTCTATTAAGTAATTCTTCATATTCTTTTGCTTTCTCCTTTGATTTCAATGAATGTCACCATTTTCCTGATCCGGTCATAGACTCTATCTCCGTACCTTTCTAATATTTCGGAGGTGTTCAGGTTCGAAGTGATTAGCGTGTTTAAGTATCCATTTTCCCGCTCCTTTTCCCGGTAGAAAAGAACCTGCTCCATGACATTAATATCGTTTCCGAAGTGCTTGTAATTATTCGGCTCGCTTCCTAAGTCATCAAAGCACCAGTTACCAATAGTATATCTTTCAATTGCTGCGCCTTGCCCCCGTGCGTAATCTTCGTACACCTGTCGACAAGAAACCATTTTGAACCGCTTTTCACTTTCCGGTATCGTGCTGATGATGAACTTTTGGAAGACCTTGAATAATTCAGTTTTTCCTACGCCAGTGCTTCCGTAGAAACACAGCCCTTTTTCTAGGCTGTAATTGCAGCGCGGGTCGTTCGCAAAGTAGTGGAGCAGCATATTACACCGCGCCTTTGTTGCTTCGTCCCAAGTCCATTCATACCCCAATTTGTTAGCCCGGTTAATTGCATGTTTCGCTATTGCTCTTTTCAAATCGTTTTCGTCATATCCGGTTCTTTCTTCCGGCTGAGCCTTTAGCGCCTCCTTGAAGCGTTGCAAATACGCTTTCCCTTCCGCGTTGGTTGGTTCGTTAGGCATCCAGCCTTTTAATAATCCGTGCCGCTGCAGGAAGTCAAGTTTCTTTTCGTCAATTTCCTCCTTACGGTGGTTAAGCATGTTTTCTACTAATTGGTTGATTTCAGTCATGATGGTTACATTGAATAAACTTTGGTCTTTGTTAATATCGCCGCTTCTTTTGCTTTCCGTTTATACTCTTCTCCCGATGCTACACGTAGATGTGCATTCGGTTTTTGTTTTTGGCGAGGCTTAATGATTTCATTGTTCCAGCAGTTTCCATTTAGGTACGTGAGGGGATTCTTCCGGTATTGTTCGTCAGGGGTGCTTTTTACGTAAGCAGGAACATGCGCCAGGATTAATTCTATTTCAGATTTTTTCAATCGTTTAAATTTTGCGGCGCATTTTTTCTTATCTATTTTTTTAGAATATAATTCCCAGAATTTTTCAAATAAGTCTACTGGTTCATTGTATTCTAATTGATTAATTACATTATCAACAATCAATTCTTTTTCTTTTTCTTTTTCTTTTTCTTTTTCTTTTTCTTTTTCTTTTTCTTTTTCTTGCGAAGCCCTATTTATACCATATACATACCCTATTAAATCCCTGTTTTTTACGTTTTTTAACTCCTTTTGAACACATGCAATTATTTTAGGGGAAGAGCTAGTATTATGTTTCATGAAGTTGATTAAGCAAATCTCATGAGTCTCTTTGCTATGAACTATTTTTCCGCGCTCTTCAAAATATGCAATCAATTTGTTTACTGTCTGAAAATTATACCCGGTTTGAAATGCGATCTCCATCAAGCTAATTTCATAAATCCCGCACTGTGTTACTTTTGGATTTGTAAATAAGTATATGTAGAAAAATTTCTTTTCCGGAGTTTCTTCCAGCATTTCCGGGTCAGTCCAAAAGCTTGTCTGTACTTGCCTATATTTAGCCATTACACGTATTTTTAAAGATTAAAAAACGCCGGGGCATCATCTCTAACTGCCCCGGCAAAAAGACAGTTCTCAGCTTTTATATATATTGCCGATTTGCGTACCGGCTCAATTGTTCTTCCATGCTGCGGAGTTGTTCTTGTTCGTTTGGATCCGGCAGGTAGATGTGTAAATCCTTACTGGCGTGGTTTCTAAACATTTCAATCGTGTTCAAATCGGATGTACTTCTATACACTACCCTGCTATTTTTCACTCTCTCAAAAACACTTTTACAAACGTCACGCTTGAAAATATCCTGCTTCACTTCATCTCTTGTATAACCTAATTCAATCCCGTACCATCCAAAAATCAAATGCAGGTACTTATTTTGTTTTATAGTTCGGTTGTACCTTTTTTCTGTTAATTCAACTTTCTTTCATTTTGAAATCAAAAAGTCAGTACGCTGTTTGAATTTCGTTACTTCCTCCGGTATAGTCAAATTGTACGTCATTATTCATGCAGCCAATCCGGCCCTTCCTCCGGTTGGGTTTTTTTCGTTAGGATTCTAAAATAAGAAACTACTACCTCAGTAATGTAGCGCGTCACTTGGTAACTGTCTTCCCATTTTCGAGTTGTTAGTTTGCCCTCCACATATACTGTATCGCCTTTCTTTAGAGTTGCCGCACGTTCGGCTGATTGCCGCCACGCAATAACATTATGCCACTCCGTTCGGCTTTTCCAATCGCCTGCATTGTCTTTGTAGCTTTCGTTTGTAGCCAATGACAATTTTGTTACAGCCACTCCCGCCGCATCCTTAGTTTCTGCGTCTTTGCCTATATTTCCTATTAAGGTTACCCTATTTACCATTTTGATTATTTTTAAATTGATTATGTAATTTGGTTGCTTTTGCTATTACCTCCGGGTCTTTGTAGAATGCTGTTGCAGCTTTACAAAGCTTTGCAACCGTGATACTGTCTGTGCATAAGTCAAGCGCTGAAAGAAATATTGATTTGTATTCATTGACGACTCCTGTATCATCTGATACCTCCGTCATTTCTTCGGCAGGTGTTGCTTCGTATCCTGAAGCCTGTAATATCCACGCAAGCAACACGCGAAACGCTTTTCCTACTGCCCTGGTTTGCGCCATGCTTGCTATTGCGTACTCGTCAAACCTGCGTTTACTTCCTTCTTTGTTAGAACAATAAGCAAAGGCCCTGCTTATTATTTGGTTGGTGGTGCTGTTAAGTATTTCCACCTCTGCGCGGTACTTGATTTCCTTGTCATCGCTTACGTTTTCGCAAGTAACCACGCGAGGAAACAACCCTATCAATGCCCCTGCGTACTGCCACGCCTCGACTTTAGGATACCTCTTTTTTCCTATTACGACTGTGAGCTTCCGAGCCTCTACATGCTGCCTTATCTGGTTCGCAATTATCCCTACGTTAGCAGGTTGATTGAAATTCGAAAATGTAATTTGCTTTTCTTTTTCCATTTTCTTAAATTTGTGTTGTTAACTGTTTTCTTTGGCGCTTATCAAAGCGCCTTTTTTATTTTAGTATTGGCCTGTTCGTTTATTTCGTAGTACCATTTCCTATTTCTTCCGTACTTTAACTTGGCGTTGTAGTTGTTCAGCCAAACCTTTTTTCCTTCGATTTCAAATAAATATAATAGGAAGTCTTGTGGCATGTTACGGTTCATACGGTGAGCGTCTTCTGTCTTCGTGAACAGAATCCGTGCTTTGTACTCCTGCCCTGATTTCGTTACTAGGTTGTGGATTATATTTTTCATTGTAGTATTTCAGGTATGGGATAATCAGATACTTTCAACCTTTCAATCCTCCATTCTTCGTCGCCTTTGATTATTTCAACCCATCTGCCCGCGTTGCTCTCCATCAATACAATAAGACCATCAATTATGTCTTTATCACCAATATGCTTGTCAGTGAGAAAAGGATGTACTTTTGAAAGTGCCCATGCTGTAGGTATTTCAACGACATTAAAAAAATCATTTTCCCACCACGTAGCTTGTAGGCATGGAATTGGTGTTGTTAACTGTTGTACTCTCATTTCTTTATATTTTTTATTTTTTCAATAATCGCCATCCGAATAAAACCGGATGCGCTGGTTTCTAATCTTTCCCCCGCTTTTTTTGCTGCTTCCCATAACGCGGGGCTAATTAAAAAACTTTTTCTAATCATTTTATTGTTTTTTATGTTTTCTGATATATTCTCTTAAAGCTTTTCTTATAATGTCTGCTTTCGTTAATCCTTGTTTCTTACCTAGTATTTCGGCTTGTAGGTAGTCCTCGTCTGATATATTTATACTCCTTACTTTCATAATTTTATTGTTTTAGTTTGTGGAAGTAATTTTTAGTAATTAGTTCTGCTGTTATCCTTTTTGCTATTAATTCTCTATAGCGTTTTAATGACTTAGTTCTTACCATGATGTTTATTTTTTTTATTTCCTCTTTCAATATTACAAATATACATACATTATACATATAAAAAAAGCCCGAACGCAAATTAGTCGTTTGTAAACGGATATAATAGTATATTTTAACTTTTATATTCTTATATTACAAAAAAATAATAATATGAAAGATAAAAAAGCAATTTGGGTTGATCCTGAAACCCACAAAAAACTAAAGATTGAAGCGGCTAAAACCGGGAAAAGCTTGACCGAATTAGTAAAAGAAAAATTAAATACTTAGATGGAATACGGATGGGCACTTTCAGCAATCGCGTTTTTTCTCTTAACATTTGAATTATGGGCGTTTCTTTTCGTGGGCGCTTTCAATACCCTATTTCGGGAGAAAAAGCGAAGCCTATACATTCAGGCATTGGAGTTAGAAAACAAGCGCTTACGGGGTCGCTTAGAGGCGGACCATGAAGGTGAGTATATAACGTACCAGGACACGGGAAAGGATTGGGAGGAAGAAGCAATTGAAGAAGAAAAAGAATTTGAAATCAATTATAAAATCAAAGCCTTATGAGATTAACGGATGCAGAAAATTATTTTTTTGACTTGATTCAAACCGGGTCATTGGTATCTAACAAAACAACCGACAAAGCGAAATGTGCGCGGGCATACTCTACAGTAATTAGGCAGATGGGCCTTGTCAACGAGTATAGAAAATACAATGGCCCTAATCCTATCGACCGAGAAGATAGGTTGAGCATAAAGAAAAATGTCTATAAATATAATAACGATCACAAAAAGACGAAAACAAAGGCAATAAGGACACCCTCGGTTCATACGCACGAAAAGACATTATTCGAAACCCTAAAAGCTGCAAAAATTGAACTGGAAAGAATTGGGTTCGTAGTGGAAATTAAAATAACAAAAGAGATTAACCTATAAAATCAAAGCCTTATGAGGAATCAGGACATTATAAAACAATCAAACGAAGCATTCATAGATGAGGTACTTTCAAAGCGGGAAATCAGAAGAGATGAAATCAGGAACAAGCGCATCCGTGTTGGTGCGCTTCGTGGTACATCTTACCTTTTTCAAATATTCAGCGTTTTAACAGCATCTTACGCGGTGTACCATTACGCGGCAGATTATACAGGGTTTCATATATACGTTGTGTGGGCTGCTGCAATTATGCTGCTAATCCTTAATGAACTTGGCAAGCGGTTTGCTATCCTATCAACTGCACAAGGTGTATATAATACGGAGGACGCTAACCAACGAGGTTGGGTTGTCTTAATATTCATCACGCTTGCCGCCTCAATGACGGTATCTTATCATGGAGGAGACAAGTTTGTAAGCGAAGAAAACAAAGGCGCTACCCTAGTACATAATGCGTCAATCGATAGTATCTCGCTTTTGATCGCTGAGCAAGACCAAGCGATTAAGATTTTATCTACTTCAAAATGGAAAGGAGTTTTGACTCGCGGCGCACGTGACGGTATTAATTCAGCGAACAAAATCAAAGCAGGATTAATACAGGAGAAAATAAGATTAAGCCAACGCGACGAAAAAGAAAACGACGGCTTGTTGATTGCGCATAATACTAAGTTCTCCCGGTTCGGTGCGATTTTTGGCGGTGTTGCTGCGCTGTTGGATTTGCTATTAATTGCGTTTTTATTTTGGGCCGAAAAAGACGAAACCGACGTGGAACGGTTTGCTAACCGGACGCAAAAGAACCCGACGCAAAAGCGCTCTGTTCCGTCCGACGCTCCGACGGAACGACCTAACCTACGAGTGATTGCATCGGATATGGAATTAGATAGGGTAACGGCTCAGATAATTGCGCAAAGTCAGCAGATAAGCGAGTTACGGGATATTATACAGGAGGTTGCGACGCAAACGGTAAATCGTCCTACGGACGCAACACCGTCGGTTTCGACGCAAAAACTCCGACGTAAAAAAAAGCCGACGGTAAAAAAAGCCGACGGTAAAAGATACTGCCTGAATTGCGACGCTGACATATCGCAAAGGACTGCACGTGCTAAATATTGCTGTGACGCTTGCAGAAAGGATTTTCACGACAAAAAATAGAGGTTGTCTTGTTCCATAATACTGCGGCTCCTACCTTCTATAGGTAGGGGCTTTTTTTGTGCAAAACCAAAAGCCCGGTGCTAATCAGCACCGGGCAGCACACAATACAAAACCTCATTAATTATTTACGCACCCTCAAGAGGCACGGGTTCGGGTTTTAGCATCTTATACAGGATTGTTCCGAGTGAAAACAGCGCGATGATCATTCCTTGCCAATTTCCACCGATAGCCGAAGTCACAGCCGTTTCTAAGTGCAAAATCGTTTCTGTCGGTAGGGTAGGAACCAAAGCGACCATGATCGCACCGAAATAATTCCAAAAGTTTGCATCACTCAACCAAAGTTTTGCATTAAATTTCGCGTTGTCGAAAAAGTTTTGCAACGTCTTACCCCCTGCGATTAGCGCAAAGATCAGACCTACCGCTTGCGTCCCTATTTCTTCCGGGAAACCTACAAAAGCCCCACCAATTAATAAAACCACAGCCGTCCAAAAATTACTTGACTGATACCATTTCTTTACATTTTCCATATTATAATTTTTTTAAGTGCGTGACGTAATTGTGCGCGGCGGCACTTTTTTTGTTCAGGTCTGCCAACTCGATCAATAATTCTTTTTGTCGGTTTTCGAGTGCAACCAATTCGGCCTGTGCCTTAGAGATCGTATTGTCTATTCCTTCGGCGTACTTTTCGGCCTGTCTAAGATCTTTTCCTATTAATTTTTCTAATTCCATCCTTTTTGTTTTTTCGTTATTTTAATCTTTTTTTTCTTATCGCTTTTTTGACTAATTTTCTAGCTACAACCAACTGCTCTTCTATCCGGTTGCGCTGTGTGTTGTGTCGTAAGATTTCCCCTGGCCCGGTCAATGTGCCAAGAAACAAATAATACACCCCTGTTTCACTTTCTCCGACATAGTAATGCATTACTTCTACCAGACCGTCGGCTTCGCTTTTGCGAAAAAAAACACTGTCCTGCTCCTCGCTAATTTTATGTATTACAAACATATCTTTGCGATCCATCATTTCAATTAGTATGCGTTTATAATTATTGTCAATCGGAAACGCGGTATAAGTCGCCTGAGTATGCGGTCTAAGGCTATCGTCAGGTTCGACGATAATAGATATTTTCTTTTCCGAACCCACTAATATCGGTGTGCCCCCATTGTGAACTTTGCACAGTAGCGCCCGGTCAATAATCGTATGATTGAGTATTGATTCTAATACATTCTCAATTTTTAACTCCATGATCATTACCGATTTCATTTTGTTGGAGTTTCGCAAACGGTAGATTACGTAATGCGTAGAAGCGAAGCCACCGCCAAACGCCAACAAAATCAGAATTAACAAGTCCATTTTTTTAGGGTTTTCACGGGGGTTTGTTAGTCGCTAATAAGTAGTATCACAGTTAATGTATAATTACTGTGTTTCGGCGTAGTATTCGGTAGCGGTAATTAATCCATTCCGAAGTTGCTCTGCCCAATATTCGGCGATGAATAGCGAACGAACCCCATTTATCAATTGCGTGTCACCGAGCGCATTTGGGTTTACTTTGCGCTTAATCGCTTCACGGGTGTATCTGCGCTTGTAAGAATCCATATTACTACTTAGGATCACGCCCACCGCTTTGGCGGCAAAAATCGAATCTGCGGGAGTATCTAAAATATTCGAGGCCGTAGCGTGTATGGCTACTTCGAGCCTAATTTGGTGCTGTTTTTCGGCCCAAACTCCGGCGTAGTCGATAATCGTGGTTTGTCCTGTTGCGCTTAGTGCGAATATGCAAAGCGCGAAAATTAATAGTATCTTTTTCATATTAGTATATTGAGTAATAATTATTGATAATTGTTTCTATTGCTGTGCGGTTTGATGATTGGTCGGAGGGGTAGCAAATAATTAATGATATGTCATAATCATATTTATTTATTGCCTCACTGTTGCCAATATAATAATCCTTACTTGTTGACTTGAAATCAGAATCAACATCTGAGCCAGTCGTAAGTGCGTTATTGTTATACCCCCAAAATAAATTAGTTCTATCTACTCCAGCATACAAAAGAAAAGGGTTTTCTGTGCTTAATTTATCTCCAGCCCGTAGTATTTTTACACTTCCTCTTACTGATACTATGCGAGGTCTTAACTCACCTACGTCTTGATTAATATATAGCGCATCAACATTACTAATCAACGCCCCGTAAAATCCATTTGTGGAATTATATTCATATACTGCAAATACATTCAATACTTGTGTTGACACTGTATGCCATACCGGGAATATCATATGTTGTTCTGTATTAGAACCATCATCATCAAAAAGCCGGATAGCTACTTCTCCATCACCATTTTTAATTATTGTTCCACTTGATACGATTTGTGGTTGCTTTGCATCAGTAGTTTGTGTGGCATTATTACCTTCTCCTGATTGATCATACCAAGTTGTGACAAAGCAATCTGTTGAAGCACAAAAGGAAAGAAGCGTTGTTTCATCTATATCATTACCTGAAAAACCTATATCTGACTCTGCATCATCTGAATCTCTTCTGACTCTAATACATGATCCTGAATAGTCAGAACTAAGAAGATTCATTGCGTAAGCAGCTTCGGCTCCTGTGTAGGTGTCTAGTAGTAGGTCACCACCACCCGCCGCTGGACTACTAACCAGCAACATTCCCTGTTGACCAAAAGCGAACACCGGAAAAAGTAATATTAAGATTGTTCTTATCATTTGCAATAGTAATTTGTGCCGTCGTAATAGCAAGTGAAAAATACGTCGCTTGCGTCTATATCGTAAGTCGTTCCGGCATCTAACGCCGTTCCGGTTTGGTCTAAGAAGGTAGCTGGCAGATTCAAACTGTTGGTGCTTCCCGTACTCTGCCAATGAAAAGTATAAACACCCGCCGTAACGGGATTAGAAACCGTCACGACAATTGTTTTCGTTGTGCTTGCGGTTGTCATATTGATTTGCGCTACTGTACCCCTGTAGCTTGCCAAGTTAATCGTAATAGTACTATCTGTAGCAGGAGTAACGGCGAGCAACCTATAGTGTTTTTCCGCTTCGCTCTGGTGCGCGGCTATACTATCTCCAACCTCCTGCAAAGCCGCCTCAACTGTCGTTCCTGTGTAGTGCGAACCCGAATCGGTTATGTTCACCTCTGCGGCGGTCTGATCGTCTGTTGGTGCTGTTCCCGAACTTGCCGCCGTCAATCGCCCGTCTGCGTCTACTGTAATTGTCGAGTAGGTATAGCTCGCCGGGGTCACGGTTGTACTCGCTAATTCCGTAGCGCCTACAACACCCGCGTCGATACTCCATACCGTGCCGGAACCCGAAACGGTTATATCTCCTTTGTCACCATCCGCCACCCCTGCGGCGCTTAGTGCGTCGATTGCGGTACGGTGTACGTCTATACTATCGCCAACTTCTTGCAATGCGGTTTCTACCGTCGTTCCTGTATAATGGTATCCTGCATCTGTAATATTTACCTCGCTTGCGGTCTGGTCATCAGTTCCCGTTCCGTCTTGAATTGCTGAAATGTCGATTGAGTTGCCGCCCGTGATCGTAATATTAGGCGAAGAAAAAGAAAGTGTTTGCGCATCGGTGTTTGTTGTATGGCTTAAATCGCTTATATCGGCCTCCACTAATGCGCGGCTTTCGAAGTCTACGCCATCACCTATCAAGACGTTGCGATTTGTAGGAGTAGAGGTGTTTACGTCGGTTAGATCGGAAAGCTCCGAAGCGCCACCACTGGCCGGAAAGTCTGCTCTTACTGCTGCTGTCGAATCTGCAAGAATATCGGCGGTAATACCTCCGGCCTCCAATGCTACATAATTCTGAACGGTTTCGGCGGTAAATCGTTTCCATGCTTTAGAACCTGTTTCGCCGTGAATAGTCAGAAACTCGATAGAGTCAGATATGGTCGTCAAGTATGGTAGTTCATCCATTCGCGTATTTCCGTACGCCTGCGGTATATCGTCGTTTTGACCTATACCGCCATGTTCCGCGTCATCTTCTAAAATTGTGCTAACGTCGGGTAGTTCGGCTTCGATTGGCTTAGGTTTCTGTTCGGGTACGTGCAACTCGATTGTACAGCCTGCAAGAAATAGGATTAATATTATTAGTATTCTTTTCATCTCGTTATTTTTTAAAAGCTTCTTATCCAGCCTACGGTCGAATCAACGTAGGTAAACCGGGCAAAAGCGTTGTCTGTATTCATCGTGTAGTCTACCGCGTCAGTGTGGTATTTGTCGGTACTTAGATCGACGGTTATATTATTTGTACTTGCGTTTCCTCTCGAATCCGAAACTGCAAACCATGTTCCCGATTCGGGTGTGCTTGGAGGCGTAACGGTAGCGGTTCCACTTGTGACATTCACTAAGTTAATCACGCCTGCAACAGCCGTTACGGTCGTTGTTTCTTCGTCTGAAACTCTGTCACGTGATTGGTCGATGTATTTTACCAATCTTGTGATAGGGTCTTTAACTAATATCTGTGTCACGGTAGAATCGTATTCAATGTCCGAGTAGATTCTTAAATTTGCGTCACCATCCCCGAGGTCAACACTCCCGGCATCGCCAGCAATGAAATTAATATTCGTTGATCCTAGAGACTCCAACGAATAGCCACCTGAAGCGTAATCGTATCTAAAGGCTAGACTATCGGCTGCTGATTGATCTTTGATTACAAATAACCCGCTTTGATTTCCTGTTTCAACCTGAAACGAGGAAGTAATAGCATTATCTTCGAAACGCAATACCTTACCGTCAAGGTCTACTGTTCGCGCTGCGGCTAATGTACCATCGTTGTCGTAGAGATTAGAACTACTCCCACCTGTTGCGTTAATCGTTAGAGTATTTGAAGTCGAATTATACGCGGTCGTTACGTTTGTACCTCCTGCAAAAGTTATAGCGCCGTCATCGGCTTTTATACCAGCTTCGCTTCCGGTGTCGCCTTGTATCCACCAACTCTCATTGACGGTTGAGTTGTCCGTTGCTAAAAAATCTAATGTTCCGTCAGTATCTTGATAAGTTACAGTTATACCGGACTCAGTGTTACCTGTTACCATGCCACCAATAAAATCTTCTACTTGTTCCTCTGTCAGTTGGGTGTCAGTGTTATCTAGGTAAGGTAAAAGACTAACGGTTTTGGTGGCTTCGCCGTCGCTTTCTAAAGATAGATTCAAAGTGTTGGAAGTAATAGAAAAGACATCTATTGTTTGATCGTCTGTTCCGGTTCCGTCCTGCAATGTGGCCAAATCTACCACCTCGTTACTTCCACCCTCAATCCCTATTGTTAGGTTCGTTCCAGACAGACCCGAACCGCTTATATTTTGGTCGTCTGTTCCGGTTCCGTCCTGAATCGCTGAAATATCAACCGAATTACCCCCTGTAATCGTCAGGTTAGGCGAAGAAAAAGAAAGCGTTTGCGCATCTGTATTATCTAAGTAGGGCGAAAGGTCAACGGTTTTAGTTGCCTCTGCATCATCTTCTAAAGATAGATTCAAAGTGTTGGAAGTAATAGAAAAGACATCTATCGTTTGGTCGTCTGTTCCAAGTGTCGAAATATCCCGATAGCCTAATACATTTGTACTGCTGTTAAGTACCAGGATATTATCAATCGTAGGGGTGTTTTGGATGGATGAGAAATTAACTAATATATCTGTTTCGCCACCGTCTCCAATAATCAAATCGGCATCAGACCAGAGCGTAAAGTCGTCACCGCTGCCAATAGACCAACTAACTTCAGATTGCATCGCCAGTTGTTCTGCTGAGGCTGTCGAAACGTACCGCCAATAGAACTTCTGTACTCCCGCGTTATCAAGCGTCACAAGGTCTGAAATCGTACCCAAAGACGGGGCCGTTGTTTCATTCAAATTAAATTCAATGAACCCCGGCGTAGAATATGAACCCCCTGCATCATAGTCAAAAACCATCACGGGGTTTTGATTAATGTTTTCCGTAGAAAAAATTATTTCGTCTGTTACGTCGAGTGTCATATTATCAGGCACAGATGATCCAGAATTGCTGACATCAAAAACGCCGTTTCCATCAGCGCCGCGCTCTAACTGTATTGAATCCTGCACAGCTGCTTTCAAGCTCGACCAACTTACCGCATTACTCGCAAGGTCAAAAGCTAAGTAATCTCCATAAGTCGCATCATCATTCCAAGCCGAAAACGAAATAGTACTATTAGGACTCCTGAACGTTAATACGTCGTTTGGATCGTCGGCTACGGCAGGGGAGAAGCCTAATACGTCTGTGAATTGCGAAAACAAGTCTTGTGTACTTCCTCCTCCTGCGCTTACACTACGAGCATAGGCACGTGTTGCTGCGGTATCAATTCCTAATTTCAATACGCCACTTTCCCACCTAAGCGAGTCCGACCAATAGCCGTTACCATCGTTATCCGCTACCGCAATTGCGCCAAGCGTGTCGGCAGCTTCGATCTGCTCCCAAAACAATCGGGGCCAGGGTGCGGCGGCGCTGCGTGTTCGTTCGACTTGCTGCTTAGGCACCGGAAGCGAAGTAACCTCTTTCACTTTCATCTGCACAGTACAGGAGGTTAGCACTGTGGCTATTAATGCGAATTGCAGCCAGCGCCAATCAGATCGGCGACTGACTGCAAAAGAGAAAAAGGATATGCGAAAATATTTCTTCATCATACGTTAAATTCTACCCATATTGATTGCTGTCCAGGCGGCGTAAATGTGAGCGTAATCACGCTACCCGAATGACTCCAATAATTTTTAGAAATAAGCTGCCCTGTATCGTAATACACCCGGATCGCTGCGGCATTGGTCGGTAAGTTTCCGCTGTTTTCCGTTACGGTTATCGTGGTGCTTGCGTGTGCTGTAAATTCTTCTCGATAAAAGGCTGTCGAGCCTCCACTACTTAATGTCTGCTCCTGACTCGTTACGATCCATGAACCCTCCGTAAAAAAGAAATCGGCGGTATCGCTGGTTACATTCAAAACCGTATCGCTGGTTTGACTTTCGGTTGTAATCGTGAAATCTTGCTGCGCACCTGTAAACTGATTAATAATCGTCACAATCTGCCCGACCTTGTACTCTCCGTCTACTGTTCGCGCTGTGATCGGAATAGTGGTGACGGTTGATGCTTCGTCTATGTCTGCGGTAGTCCGGGGAAAAAGTGCGTCTAGTACCGAAGTGGTTTCTGACTGTCCGGGTGGCGCGTTAATAACTGGCGTACCTCCTTCTATTACCGGAATCTGTGTATTGATGTCGTTTCCTTCGTTATCTATTGCACCTATAATCTCGTCCAGTTCTTCGCTGCTTGATGTTGTACCCGTGGTGTCTAGTAAGTACCATTCACCTGCCATCTGATCAAGATTTCCCGTAAATTTTCCTTTGTGCAGTATCCACCTGTTTGAATTGTGAACCATCGTTTGGTGGATGTTCGTCATCGACATTTTTATGGTAGCGCGTAGCGTCTTAATCGGTACACTCTGCGTTCTTATTATCTCTTTTGTCAGCAGTACTTCCAAGCTCTGCGAAGCGGTAGCACCTAAGCCCCAATCTACGCCATCAATAAAAACACTGCCGTCGTCGATCTTCAGTACTCCGTACCCGAACTCCTGACCTATAACTGAATTAATTACTCTTTTCTCTGTGTTGCCTGACGTAGCATTTATGCCTATTACTTTTCGCGTGTTTGACCATTGGGATAATTCACCACCGGGAAGCGGCGAAAGTTGCAAATTAAAAAACGACCAGTTAAGGCCAGTAATTCCTGAGCTTACAATTGTGCCGGTAGTGTCATAACTGCCTACATACGAAATCGTAAAAGATACGTCGCCGCCAGTAGAAAATGGGATAGTTTGAAATGAGATTGGAATGTTCCCACTGCCAAGGAATTGCGACGGTGAACCCGGTACTGTTACGTCAACCGGGATAATTAGCTCGTAGTTTGCGACGGTGGCGCTAATTTCTTGCGCCTGCTCCGTTGTTGCACCGAAGCCAGTGAAACTCGTAGTTCGCTTCAGGTAGTTAGTATCTACCTGAAGCGTAATATTGAACTTCATGAACGATGGTCTGTTTCCGGTAACTACCAACGAGTAGTAAAAATTTGAACTAACTAAAAAACCAGTCCCGTCTGATACGTCATACGATGTCGGGCTTTCCGGTATTGTTGGCTGGTCGGTATGATCCCAGATGTACCCCTGCGCAATATTAGAAAAGCCCATATGTACATAGTTCACTTGGGCGTAGTTCAGGGCCGGAAAAAAGGAGTAAAAGCCACCCGCATATTTTTCTGTGAATAGGGTAGATACTGTATTATCCATCGCCAACGATCCAGATATTACGAGCGATCCGGCAGCGGTATATAAATAAGTCGTAAAACTTGAGCTTTCGTGATAATTATGTTGCGTGAAAAAAAAGGAGCCATTCACCATCTTGAACTGACAATGAAAAACTAAACAAAGCTGCTCTAATACTCTGTAGACGCTGCTATACTTATACTCTCCTTTGTCGTCTACCTGATACAATGCGCGGTGTTCAAAATAAGTGTTTGCCATCACGTCGCCAGCCTTAATTGAGGCGGGCTTCCAATTTGTAGCCACTACCATCGCCCATGCATTAGTGGTAATCAAATCAGCAGTTCCAATTTTGCCGACAATATTTGAAAGGTGTTCTACTACGCTTTTGCTTCCTGAATAGGGGCCAGATGTGTCCTTGTAAGCGATAGTTTGTAATCGCTTAATTCCATCCGTTGCGGTTACGCGGAATATCGGGAGAATTGCAAAGGGCTTATCTTCGTATTTTACCAAGTCTGGCAAAATGATTCCTACCCATCTTTCCGCGCTGCTTGTGCTAATTAGTAATCTAAATTGACCTTCGTAGGCGCTGTTTAGGTCGTCTATTAAATCTTGAATATCTTGATTCTCGACGTAAATATTTACGTCGCATTTTGATGTTAGAATTGGTGCTCTTAGCTGTTGCTTTTCCCCTGAGTACGATATTTCAAAACCTTTATCATCTGTGCGAAAATCAATAACACTCCCCGAATAGGCGGCATCATGAATCTCTATTGTATAAGAGGTTTCATTTTCGTTTGAAAAAAACGTACAACTAAGCCGTATCGCCATCTATGAAAATCTGTTATATTTGGTTTCTGTTTGCTTCATTAATATCAACAAGTCTTCGCCACTGATCCGGGCCTCCAACGTACCGCCACCTGCACCTGTGTATCTGTTTAATTTGTCAAGCGGAATAACAGCCTCCCCTGAAGATAAGCGAGCCGGGAAAGTGTCGTTGGGGTATCCTGGGGGAATGATACCGCCGGTGGCGAGAGGTATTCCAGAAAAAACGCTGCCAAATATGGCCTTAAATCCTCCTGCTGTTGCGGTTGAACCGGGAAAGATAATTGACATAACGGCAGCCACTGCAACCGCTTTCGCCAATGTTATCGTTAGTTGCTTAACTAAGTCCACGAGCGCTTTTTTTGCACCCTGAACAAATCCCTCAAAAGCGTTTTTTCCTCCTTGTTCGATGATCTGAAAGAACCCATCAAAAGCGCTTGTAAGAACACTGCCAACTACACCAGAAACTGCTTGTATCTGTTGTGCAAAAAGTCCTTGCTTCTCGTTAAGTATATCCAACTCACTGCCTAGTAAATTGTATTGCTCCATCAGTGTCTGAACCGCTTCACTTTGCGGAGTGTAACCTTCGTCCAGAAGTGACTGTATAGACTGCTTCGTATAGTTCAGCTTTTCCTGTAATACATCGCCAGCAGTAGCACCGAATAGCCTAGACGCTTCGGTTGCTTTTTCCAGCCCTTCGCGGTATGCGTCTAATGTAAACACCGCTGTTTCGTCTATACTAAAATCAAACTCGCCCAATCCTTCCACGTCAGCGTCTAAAAATTCTATTTCGGGTGTGACTGTTATTTTTTGCGTTGCATCTTTATCGCCGTCTTTATCGCCACCGCTGCCGCTAAGGTTCGGAGTCAGGTCACCTTCCAGGTTGAACAAGCCTTGGATAGAATCAATTTTGCTTTTCAAAACATCTTCTACGCCATCAGCCCCGCTTGCTAGCTCGCGCCTGTATTCGTTAGCAAACATTCGCTTAGCACCTTCCCTAAGAGAGTTTTCTAATGTTTCATTATATACATTGCTTATGTTCTCCGCTAATGATTTTCCATCCCCTTTTAGCGTGTTCAGCGCTGCCTTAAAGTCGCCAGACGATGCTTGCTTTAGCGCTTTAAACGGACTAATCAATGTTTCCACTAACCCATTTACCGCTGCTTTTGTAGCAGCCACAAAAGCATCAACTTTTGCACGAAAAAAAATAAGTGCTTTGTCTACGCCGCCAAAACGTTTTATTAGATTACTTGCCGCCAATCCTATAGCTACAAAAACAGCTATAATAAGTCCAGCCGGGCCAGCCAACGCTGCTAAGCCTGTGCCAATGAACACAATGCCTTGCGCTAGTCCAGCAATACCTAAAAGCAACGGCCCGATTGCTGCGGCGATTCCCGCAAATCTTATTATAGCGCTCTTTGTTTCAGGGGAAAGCTCGTTGAATCTTGTTATTAATTCGTTTAGTCGGTCTGCTGCTTTTCGGATATACGGCGCTAATATTTCACCAAGACTAATGGCTGCGCCCTCCGCTGCTGACTTTAATTTTTCAAAGCTACCAGATAACGTATTTTCCATTACCTCAGCCATGCGCCGCGCCTCTTCTTCGCTATCCATGAAGTCAGCCGTAAGCCCTGTTATTTCCTCCCTATTATTGGCAATGATAGTGGCTACTGTTGCGCCACGTTTCCCGAAAAGCTCCATAGAGGTAGATAGCGGATTAGTAGAACCCCTAACCTTCTCCATTGCTTCATTCCATGTCAAACCCTTGTCTGCTAGGTCTAAGAATATATTTCTTAGCGCAGCGCCAGCGCTAGATGCATCAACACCCCTGTTAACCAGCGTACCTAACACGGCAGTAGTTTGCTCCATACTTGCCCCGGCCTGCGTCGCGACAGGTGCAACATAAGCCATTGCGTCACCAAATTTTTGCAAATCTAGCGCGGTACTTGAAAAACTATCAGCCATGACATTGCTCACTCGGAGCATCTCGGTAGCATCTAAGCCAAAACCCCTAAGCGTTGAAGCGGCGACCGTTGCCGATTGCGCTAAGTCCTCGCCTGTAGCGAGTGCTAAGTCTAAGATTGCGGCTGTAGATTGTTCGATTTCTTTAGGAGAAAACCCAAGCTTTGATAAGTTAAGTTGCAGTCCTGCTACCTGTGAAGCGGTGAATTGAGTTGTTCGGCCTAATTCAAGCGCACTATCTTTTAGGTCAGCAAACGCTTTTTCAGTTGCGCCAGAGACGGCTTTGACTTTCGCCATCGCTAGTTCAAAGTCAGCAAAAACTTTTACGCTTACCCCACCTAGCGCCGCGATAGGGCCACTGATTTTTTGCGTTAACGTAGAGCCAACCCTTTCTACATCGCGTGAAAACTTGTTTAGACTGCGCTTTGCCTTGTTGAGCTGTCTTTCCAACTGCCCGACATCAACGCCAAGAATTATATTCAGCCTGTTTTTTGCCATTTTTCTCGCATTCTTTTGTCTGTTTCCGCAAACTTAGATTTGATCTCTTCGGGCGACATTTTGCGCCCTGCCGGTATCGTTTTTGCTTCTTTCTCCCAGGGGAAAATAGTGATGTCCTGCGGCTTGATCTTACGTCCTTTCTTAGCAAACATTTGCAGTATTAAAGCACTTTGCCATCTTACGCGCTCCCATTCGTACCGCTCGCGGCGGCTCTCCACTTCAAAGAATCCCTCGATTCGATACTGCAATCTGCGCAATGTCGTATCGTTGTACTCTTGTTCCGACATACGCAAGCTACCCAACGCCAACTTTTCTAGCTCTGCCCAGCTTGTTTCTTTGTTGTTCGTCGTTTCTTCGGTGCTTGCTTTTTCACGTTTCCCGGCTCCGGCATTGCGACATTGAAAACGTCCATAATCCTTGAAAGGGCTTCGCTGTCTTGGTCGAGCAAATCGCCCACGTCCTCAACGGCGAGCGTGAATTGACCGGTTGCCGCTCCGTCCTTTCGGGCTTTGCGGAAACCGTCAGCCAATCCACACCATACCAGGATTAGTGTATTTTCTAAGTCTAAATGTTCATCAAGATTACCTAATTCCTTTAAGCTCAACCCCGCGTTCCGGGTGAATTTTGCAAGTGCGTTCATTCCGAAACTTACAGGGTAGTCTGTGCCATCAATCGTTACGTTCGTGTACATCCTTTTTCATCTTTGTTTAATAATTACCAATCGTCACCGCCCCATTTACATCAATTGTCATCGAGTAGGTTGCGTTATCTTCTACAGGTGAGTCTATACTCATCTCCGTTACATAGCCTGAACCGCTATACATATCATCCCCTGAAGCGGCGCGAAACTGCCACTCAAAAGGCGTTTCATTAATGAATAGCGCTGCAATGTCGTCCGGGTCTTTCCGGTCGCTATAGGCTGTATTCGCATCGGTATTGTAGAAAGCATCCACCGAAATCGTAGCGGACTTTTGCCCAATGGAGAAAGTAGTCCAGCCACTACCCGGATTATCCTTATGTATCGTTTCGCGTTTTTCGGCAGTCATAGAGAAGCTACAGGAAGTACTGTATCCTATCGCTTCGCCTGATACCCAAATTCGAAAGTCTGTGCCATTAAGCACCCCTGCGGTCTGTGCCATGTTCGTTTATTTTTTTTGTTAATATTTTACTCTTATTCTATACTGTTGCGTCAAGTGGAAAAGTGCTAATTCGGGAATCAGAACCTCATCACTTGCGCCTTCGTATATCGTTCTATCTATTGCGACATCTGCCACCGTTCCCCGGTATCTATCCAGCGCTGTTCGTATCGTATCGGCTGTGTCGACTAATCGTTCTGCTCGTTCGTCGTATAACTCAATCAACAACGTGTCCACGCTGCCTATTACACCATCCTTTGTGTCCTGCGGTTGCTTCTCTGTAATTCGGTAGATGAGCGCGGGAAACTTGATATTTTCTGGAACAAATGTCGGATACAACCTAGTGCCTAACGCCGCCGTTACGGTCGAATCGTTTGCCAAAATGCTATACACCGCCTTGTGTGTTTTTCTACTCATTTCCAGAAGCTTAATTGGATCGTTGTTGCTTTTCTTCGTTTCTCTATTTCTCCGCTTACAATAATTAGCACCGTCTTTCTTTGCGCTGCTAATGCGGGTTCCATAATATCTCGCCTAAAGTCTTCTCGGCTTTTGTAATTCTTAGCCATCGCTGCATAGTAGCCGGAAGAGTTGCCCGGATTTCGGCCAATGTTTTTAGATGTAATCCTCCTTTTGATTTTTGGCCCTATCACCGCATTTGGTGTTTTCAGCCGCTTAGTTTTGTTCAGGTACATCAAACTGTTAATCAGATTGCCGGGATGAATAGCTATGCGTTCTTTTAAGTTATCCCCTGACTTTATTTTCCCTTGTTTAAGTCGATAGTAATAATGTACTTTTTTTGATTTCAGTCCTTTATTCATCGCTATGCCCTTGGCTGAAATCACTACTGTTTTACTTGCTTTCTGCATCGTAGCCCGCCGCCATTCTGTATCTGCAAAGCGATTCGCAACTTTGTCCAATTCTTTGAGCGCCTTTTGCAACTCAACCTTATCTATCTTAATCGCTTCATCCATCGTCCGATAAAAATGTACCGTCGTCGTCGATCAAAGGGAAATCGTTATCGTCTATCAATAGTCCTCCGTCGTCGTTACTGTCGCTATCTCCTAAGTACTGCACCACTTCTAACTGCATGTACCGATTATGCGAGTAGGGTAGGATTGATCGTATTTCCCATTCCAGGCCGTCAAAAATCATCCGGTATTGTGCCTCTATTTCTGCGTTGTAGCGGATCGTCGTCAGTGCGCTTGTTATGTTTGTGTATCGGTCTGCAATCATCCGATCATCACTATCCACTTGTTTGTAATCCACATTTGCCCAAATCGAATCTCCTGTTACCCATGTATGTACTTCTCCGCCTACCGCGTCAATCGAGGTGTGCGGTGACACAAATCGCACTTGGTGACGCATTCTACCAATGCGCTCTTTCTTGTTATTATGTTCGCCTATCGGAAAAGCCATATTCTATACCCTGCGCTTTGAAGTTCGTACTCTGCCGCTGTTGGCATTCGCTTAATACTATCTTCTCTATTCTCGTAAGCATTTGCGATAGTTAGTAGCATTGCACGTTTGATCGGTGCGGGTAGTGCTCCTGCATCATCCCAACCAATTGTGTACACTACCGTCACTCTCGCTATCTCGTCGTACAATGTAGGCTTAATAACTCCGTACGCTTTCCGGATTCGTGCCGGTTCGTCGTAGGTGTCAACTATGTAGTTACCGCTTGCCCATGTTTGGGTAGCTCCTGCGGAGTCCTTGTAACTAATACTTAACACGCTACGAACCGGGGATCGGGACAAAGTATCTGGTAAATCATCGCATAGCTCGGTAACTGTTTGAGGTAGCAATCCGATATTACAATGCCGTTCTACCCATTGCCGCGCTGACTTGATCAGCAGGGTAATTAGGTCGTCATCGGTAGTGAAATCTACCTTCAGATAGTTCTTAACCTCCGTCAACGTCAGTGGCTCGCTTGTAGGCTCGGTTGTTACTTTCCAACTCATTTTTTCTTTGTTCTTCTTCGTGTAGTTTGCCTGGCTCTTGCAGGCTTGCTCTGTGCGGTTTCGATCTCTTCTACCAACTCAGCGAACCCGGCAGAAATTAGCCCGGTTGCTTCCTTTACAGTGGTTTCAATGATCGAGCCTGCCGGGTGCATTTCTACACCCGACACGCTAGTCAATAATCGTATTTTAACCTTGTCAATCATTACGCTTGTACTAAGAGCTTGATCGCTCCTACAGGAATAAGTTTTGCGTCGTAGCGACTAAACGCTAAAAACCCTTGCGAAAGATTGGCCATATACAGTTCGTTCAGGCGTACAAAGGTTGGGGTTCGTACTTCGCGAATGACGTAGTAGGAAAAGTCACCAAATGCGATAGACTTAACCCCGGTCGCAATTGTCGGCATGTCCTGATTAATTACGTAATTGTAACCCCAAATTGTATTTCCTTCTCCTCCGCTCCGCATATCAGGAACCCAAAGCGGGGAAGAATCAGAGCTACCTAGTTGCAGCTTCTTAATTGCTGCCAGGGTGCTATCATTGAACATTAATCGCACGTTCGGCCCCATGCGGTACGCAGGGTCAACGCTGTGTATCAGATCGAGAATTTCGGTTGATGTGATAGCCGTTGCGCTAGCTGCTGTCTTTCCAGTTGGCGCTCCACCTGAAGCCGCCAATAGTCCGGTTGGTTTGCTCGAACCGTCGCCAGTCGTGAAGGCGGTATTTAATGCGCGGCCCATCCGAATACCTAGCATTTCGTTGAGGTATCCAACTACTCCCACCTGCTCATCCTGAATTTCTTCCATTGAAAGCAATACGCTAGAGCGGTAGGTATAAGAACCTAACTCAATGCGAGAGAAAGAAAAGTCTTGCAAAGTGGTTGCACTTGCTTCTACTGTCAGCAAGGCAGCGGTCGCGGTATCATCCGTGTAGGTATGGTTCCACGTTCCTCCGGTTTGCGTTCTGATTACTCGCGCGGCAGACATCATCCCGCCGTATTGTTTCAAAACTTTTGTCCATTCGCGGTCCAGTTCTTCAGGTACAGCGTAGCCACCATAAATACCGCCTGTTGTTTCAGTAGTAATGGTAGAAGTACCCCGCTTTTCAAGGACGTTCAAGCTGCGTTTGTTCGCCCGCTGTCCGTTCTTCATGAAGTCGGCAAACGCATCAAAATATTGCTCTTCGTTGCTGCGTGTGTCTTCGGGCTCAACGTTCATTCCTAGAATGTTTTGCCCCTGAACCTGTGCGTCCATGCCTGTAATAATGCTACGGGCTTGAATGGCTTTGTCAAGCTTTTCTTGATCCTCGTGCATTTTCATAAATTGCCCGTTTTCTTCATCGGACAAATCCCGGCTTTCGCCTTTAGCGCGGTTGATAAGATCGCGCATCTGTTCGCGTATATTGAGGTACTCGTGCCTCAAATCTGCAACACTTTTCATCTTTTGTGTTTTAAATTATTAAATTAACATGTCCTCTGCGCGATCGCGAAAAGGCGTGTTTTTTACTGCTGTTTTTGAATCTTTCTTGTGTTCCTCCTGCCACTTATCGCGGCTTCGTATCGCTACCGTCGCGTCAGGATAGGCCGGATAAGTAACCGGGCTTACATCAAAAAGGCGGTGTACCTTTGTAATAATCCTTGTAGTTTCCACCACTTCTCCCGCGTCGTTTTTGCGTTCTTCCCAATCATCTTCTGCAATCGTGAAACCGAAAGAGCTTTGGCTTACATCGCCACGTTTCAGCATTTCGCGTAAGTCGCGCCCTGCTGTAGTGTCGGGTAATTCGAAGCTATATCTAAGCCCTTTTTCGTCTACACTTAGCGCCAACGTTCCTGAACTGCTACGAGCCAGAAGCATATTAGGATCGTGATTGAATAGCGCTCTAACGTCGCTCATATCTGCATTGTCGAAGGCTTTGGGGTCGATCCGCTCCCGGAAGCCCCACATTTCTTCAGACATCGAATTGAAAACTGCGGCATATCCGGTGACGGTCTTACCGTCTTCGCTTGCTCGTAGTTCTGCATTGTATGTTCTTGTTTCTTTATTTTTCATCGCTAGAAATCTATTGTTTTATTGATCCTCACCAGGTATATTTTTTTCTGGTTCCGGTTTTGGTTCGGTGGGGTCGTGCATGTTCATCGGCACGAAATACTTAGCACCACTCCCGTCTGCAATTGGATTGTATTTTCACGTGCGCGTATTTCGTCTC